TAAGGCCGCAATTAAAGAGTTTATTTCTGACCCGAGTATTAATGAAACTATTAAAATAACTAAAACACTTGGCAAATTAATTAAAGAACTAGAAAATGCGAAGGTGGATGGAAAAGCGCCGACTGGTAAAGACAAGAAAGCTGTCGCAATTCAGCTAGGTCGTATACTAATTAAAGAAGTAGTAACAAATGATAGGCTAGAAGCTAATATTTTAATGGTTTATGATGTAGTGGCTGAACCAACTTTGGAGGCTATGATCGAAGTCTCAAAGTTGTTAATGTTGTTGTTCAAAAAGTTGTTACTAGTTGCGGACCTACTTTTGATAAAGTATTAAAGTGTTTAAGGCTAAAAGCCGGCGGCCAATAATTGGCTCAAGGCTTACAAAATATCTACGAAAGTGATATAATTGCTGCATCTGATACTGAAATAATAGGTACATAATCTGTTTTAAGATTATTATCTTCCATATAATCCTGCCACAAAATATTATCATTAATTAATTCTCTTACTTTTACTACAAAGCGAACAATTTTACTAGAATAGTACATGGATCTGAGGTCTTTGTAGTCTTTCTTAGCATTTATCATATAAGATTTACAAAACTGTTTAATCGCAAGCTCTTCCCGTTTGACAGACATTGTGTATTGTATATCAATATTCATAGAAGGTGGGAAAATAGTTCTCATAATAGAATCTAAAGATACTTTTTTATTTTTGGTGCTTTTCTTACCAGCATCAATATCTGGCTCATTAAAAATAGTTTTTTTAATTTTAATTAATGGTCCATAATTTTTTTTAGATGTCGCATTTATTTGTTTAACATCTGAATTATATTTATCCTTAATAATATTGGCTAAAGTTTTATAATATCTTAGAATCTTTTTCTTACGATATTTCTTTTTAATATTATCATAATTAAATAAATCTAGCGAAATACGAAACTTAACCATTTGTAGTAGTATTAGTATTACTCCTAATAATCTCTTTAACCTCTAGAATACTTGGCAAGGGAATCATTGATTCACATTCCCAAAAGTATCTTTTTCCAACTGATTCAAATGAAAACGTAGAAGGATAAAACTGTGGGGCTAAAAGAGGCAATCTCTTTTCTACACATGGTGGAATTAATGACCAACTTTCCAATGGAAGTACAAGAACTAACTGTTCAACTGGCCGAATATCAGTGGCTCTAACTAGCACTTTCTCAGGAAATTCAGGCAACATTAATTCATTCAAGTAATCTTTGAGCCATACCCAAAGGGGTGGAAGATTAAAAGCATAAAACCAGTTAAAACATACGTCTTCATATACACCACTATAATAAGCCCAAATCCACTGAATACCATACAAATAATCTTTACAGACTCTATTAATTGCTCTCTTATTGAAAGTAAACCCATTAAAGAAATGTACTAGGTATGTCTCTTTCCAGCTTTGTTCTAACATCTTGCCATTAATTAGTACATTTTCTTCAATATGTGAAAGAGGCCAGTTATTATCTCCAAGTTTTATTTTAATTCCATCATTATTTCCATTTATATTACGTGCCATAATTTGTTTTTTATGAATGTACTTTTGTATGCGGGTCTCTTCATTAGCTGATAGAACTGTAAATAGTCTTTTAAGAGGCGCATGACTAATTTGTAATGTATTAGGATCAACAAGAGCAATATTATCATGAGTAAGTGTCCGAATAATATCAAGAAGTTCAGAATGACCATCTTCACGGATTTTAAGACCGAGTGATCCTGGTAGAAAGTCATTTCCTAAGATAGACATTGCGAAACAATAATTTAGAATAAAGGTGCGTCTAAGCGCATCATCTATAAATTCGGCAGATAACCAATCAGTCAACGTATTAATTGAGAACCATTCAAACAACTCTTCTCCAACTGAATCATATGAAATTTTACCCGCATTTACCTCTTCGCGAAAGAGCCACACTTCATTATCAAACCCACACAGTTCACGACCGAGAATTGTAAGTACAATTAAGTCGGCATCTAAGCCATAGACTGCGAAGTTTCCTGTATATTTATGAGTACGCCACTCAGCGATAATTTTATGTTCACCCTCACCTGGTTCATCACTTGAGCTAAGTATCCAAGTTTTTTTACCTTCCTGTTTAATCATAGTTTCAAGACGTTTCCGAAGTTTCGTCATAAAGACGGTTCCAGGAGTAATTGAGTTTCTATCCCATACAGGGCCCGATGTATTATCACCTTTATTTTCACTAAATTCAGGATGCTGTGTAAGCCAAATAGATTTGAAGCGACGAAGACGTTGTTGACGCATTTTGGCCATAGGAACAACTCCATCAATTGCGATGAATACTCCAGATTTGGGACTAACCTTTTTAATAACTTTGAGTGTATATTTCACGACACATTCAAGAAATTCTTGTTCCCATGATTCGTTATCCGCTATATACGCAGGTGTATCTTCTCTATGGAGACAATGATAAATAAGGCAATTATAGTCCATAAATAGCCATTGGATATCATTATTTCCCCCGTTAATAACTAATCCAGGCACAGTATCAATAAGTTTCTTATAATATGATGGAATACCCATTGTAATATCTTAATATAAAGATGCTTTGAAGCTTTATGTTTTCTAAAATGAATAAATAGGGAATGGCTCAGCCACCAAAACAAGAAGAATGGTCAGTATGGAAAGGCTTCAAAAACTTTATGGGTGGTACGGTAATAAAGTCTATAACTGAAATTCATATGTTAATGCCAGACTCAATTTTATTTGGATCACTTTTAATGTATTTTTTAACTCTAAATAAATCGTTTGGAATATTTGCCGTTTTTATATTTGAAACTGTGCTATCACACAAGTTAATAGGATGGGTATCATCACAAGCAGTAGGTCCGTCCCGGTCCTCTGCCGAAATACAATGTCGTTCTGGATACAAAATTCCGCAATTTAACGTTGATAGAATATTTGCGCATGATCCATATCCGTCATATGGACTATATTCTGTATCCGCGATCGGTACATATTTAGCGCTTGCGACAGCTGAATTTTCAAGCACGACTGCGGCTATGGGACCTGAATGGGCATCAAGAAGTACAGTGGCATATTCATTTATTGGTATATTAATATTAGCTTTTGTAGCCGCCAGATGGTCATATTGTAATGATAATCTAGGCGAAATTGTAGTCGCTGTATTTATGGCAGTTATTGTTGGCACTATATTTTTCTACATTAATAAGGCAGTATTTGGAGAAGAAGCAATTAATTTTCTAGGGCTACCATACTTAGTTAATAAAGAAAAGGAGGGCTCTCCAATTTACGTGTGCTCTAAAGAAGAATCAAGTGAAGAATCAAAAGGAGAATAAGTCTTGACCTAATATGATTACTCAATTTTAAAATACTAAAATAGTAGGATTAAAATGGATTCATTTAATTTACGGGGTATTATATCAGACATTCGCATTTTTCTGTACGGCGGTATTTTAACACTTCCATTAACAATAGCAGGAACTCTGTCTATTCTAGGTCTTTTTACAGCCAATTATGCGATTTTGTTCTTTTTAATAGGATATTTGCTTTTAACACCACTTGTCGCATTTGGACTTAATAAAGGATTAGACGCAATATTTTCGGGTAAATCATTTAATCCGTTTAAAGCTACGTTTGGAGATGTATGTAAATTAGTTATTCCATTTTCCCAACTTCCTATTGACAGTTCTACCGCTGCAGACGCAACAGTTGTATCCTCATCTTGGGTGGCTATGGTAGCATTCTTTATTGGCTATATATTTACAAATGGTCTAGAGTTGTATAATCGTGAAGCGCCCGCTAATACATTAACTGTAACAAGTAGTGATGCATCCGATTTAGATAAGAAGGTTACAAATCGTAAGACACAGGCAATTATTGCCATGATTTCTACGATTGTATTCGCCTTAATTGCTCTTGGATTTAGATATTACAGTGGATGTGAAAGCATGTTAGGAATGATATTAACAACATTCGCTTTTATATGGGCAGGACATGGTTGGTATAAAGCACTAAGCACAATAGGTGAAGATAGATTGTCCGATTTATTTGGAATTGCCTGTCGTCTTCTTCCACCAAGTGCCATAAATAATGCGCCGATTGCGTGTGTTCCTGTAGCTATATAGAATAAATTATATATGATTATAATATGCTAATAATATGGACTTTATATGTAATAATATAATAAAACCTGAATTAGCATTATCCAAAGATAAGATATCGGATGATACATCTGGTGTACAACCAGATACAATAGATATATTTATTAAGATGGCTTGTACAAAATACGCATTTAATATGAATAATGAAGAGCTTACTAAAGCCAAACAGAATCTTATAAATATTTATAGTTATAATAATATACCAAGAGACATTCAAGAGGAATTAGTATGTATACGTGCTTACCGCAACTATTGTATAGCAGCTTTAAATACATGGAAAGAAGGTAATAATTATATCCTCTATTATAGCAATTATATTGGTATATTATTTAATATGGCACAAAGAGCACGAAAAGTGTTAGCAAATGCGATTAATAGAGAATATTGGTTAGAAACTCTGGTTAAAAATGATATAGAACTAATGGCATCATTAAAAACAGTTGTAGATGACGCAGATATAGCTGAGGTAGAGGCAAGACGATACCTCTGTATAGCTATTGATGAACCTGATATGAATAAATCTTTAAATGAAATTTATGATATTATAATTAATAATCACTTATCACTTTCTAAAGTAATAGCCAAACTATCTATTGGTCCACTGTGTATTGAATTTTTAGATAATAGTTTAGATTTCAATATTATTAAAGATAACATTCATAATAATATATTTACATCAATTTCTCCCAATATGGAATGTATAAATACATTTTATAATACAATAAAGGATGTTAATAAGATATTACAATGTCCGACTCCAGATATTAAAGCTTTAGATGAAGCTAATAAAGCATTTGAGGATGCGAAAAATAATGTTATAACTGAGTTAATTAATATATATATGTATAAATTCAATGAGTTTCTAAATATATAAGGATAATAAATATATAATAAATATATAATAAGTAGAAATGTATCTCAATTCTATTTATGATATTGTATCCTTATTTTTCTCTGTTCTTTCTTTGGATACTTCTGTATTATTTTTAGCCAGATACGCGGATGTTGGTGGAAAATCACTAAATGAATGGTACGATCGTTTTGGACTTGTCGCAGTTTTATCCGACGTATCTATCATCGTCATTGGATTCCTGATTGCGCAGGTTATCTATCCATTTCTATTTAGCACATACTCTCTCCTCCCCTTTTTAGGAGTAGTTGTTGGTGTACAAGCCATACATGATATACTATTTTATTTATTTGTTATCAAACCCTTCCCTTACGGTCATAACCAGTTAATGGATGTCTTCAAAGATTATGCTAAAGAAAATGGCGCAAAAATTATTTTTGGTGATGCTGGATTAATGCTAGGTTCTGCGGCGTTTATGGAAATCTATAAACGGCTATCACCTATTGGATCTGGTTCATTAGCAATATTTACCATATATTGTTTAACCTATATTTTATATACAAAACGCCAGGCCTAGATTCCTGTGCTAAAAGAAATCATAGAACCTCTTAAGTTCTTCAAAAAACCGAAGACTTTTTTGAATATCATCACGTGACAACCATCCTATTCGTAAGGCCTGACTCATTTGCTCAGCTACAATTCTAAAATGCGCCGAAAAATTAAAAGATTTACTATAGATTTCTGGTATTTGCTCTATAGTAATAGTATTCCCCTTTTCAGTTCTATCATTCACCTGGCAATGTAATATATATAACCAATCTCTAATAAATTCCCGATTAAATGTTTTAATAGGAGTTGATGAAAAATAGAGAATAAAATGTTTTTTACATATGGGGCAGGGCAGAGAGTGTCGTAGACTTGATAATAAACCGGTCCATATTCGCAACTCTTCTTGAGGAAGTTTTACATGCGATGTTCCAATCCGCTCGGCAGCTGAATGGAGAATCATCCATAGATTAGGGCCCCATATGTAATTTTGCGGCGCATCCATTTATACAGTATGAAGTAAAATTAAATATGTAAAGAAGCGCGATAAAATCTGCGAACATAATTAGAGATGAACGGTGCCCCCGATTATATGGAACCGTCCATAGTTCCAGTTCCAGTCTCAGCTCCGCGCAATTCGCTTGAAGATTTAATAAATGATAAGGTTCCGCAATTAGAACAGGTAGAACAAACAGAAGAGGTAAAGCCAGAGACTGTTGAAATTGCTAATAAAAAAGCGGTTCTACGCCATGTCAAACCACAAGAAGTAAAATACTGGCATTTTAAATTTGTTGACTCAAGAAATACAAATCAACTGACAAATGTACTTCAAAATATTCAAGGATACAGACTTACGGTTGAATATGGCACACAGGTAAATACGGCTGATATATCACTTAAAAGTGATAGCGAAGTAGTTGGTAAAATCCATTTACTACTATGTGATAGACGTGACGCAAATCTACCAAATAAATACTATGTTAAACTATATTTTTATCAATTTAAGAATAATCAGTTATTACAAGCTGTAAAAACTGCATTAGTTAATTTTTTTGAGAACTTTAAGGGAGTAGCTAAAAAGGTCCCGTCACTTCGTAGAAAACTAAGTCTTACCAGGCGCAGCCTTGGAAAGCATAGCAGCCTTGGAAAGCGTAGCAGCCTTGGAAAGCATAGCAGCCTTAATAAGCGCAAAAGTCTGACTAAACGCAAAAGAGTAACAAGACGGCCCGTCAAATAAAATTTGAAAATGGACAAATATTTAGTAATTATTGTGATAAATAATGTCTATAGAATATAAGGTCCCACGATTACTTTGGGAAAATTTAGAATCAGTACTTTTAGCGCAATCTAAAAGATATATTGGAGAATTGGCAAAACGATTAGGAGTTTCTGAGAAGGAACTTATAAAAAGAGTTTTACCAACATCCGACTCTCTAAAAGTTATAATTCAAGATACACATGCTGAATGTAATCAATGTAAAGCTTACATTCAACATGATACATTAACAGTATTTTGTAGAAAGGCGACTGCGTATGGAAGTGAATACTGCCCATATCATAGAAGTAAACGAATGCGGGTTATAGAGGGTACAAATCCAATTGAGATTCAGCGCCTAACTGATACTAATACTATGGAGCCATTATGGGTCAGTAAAACAACTCTTTATAATTCTAGTGGAGATATTGTGGGAAAAATTAATAAGGAAACAGGTAAAATTAAGATGTTTATTATAAGTGCCTAAAAGTTGTAATATATATTATAATTAAGGAAATGAATCAGGATCATGAATCCAAGGATGAGGATTCCCAAGAACATGAATCCAAGGATCAGGAAACTCAAGAGGAAGTAATGACTAATAGTCAAAATCGTGTATGGCGGTGGCGACCGGCGAGAAGACCTGGACAAGAAAGTAGTGAATGGGAAGAAATGAGAGTAATAGTTCCTAATGTAAATGTAGCATTATCAATACTTAATGCCCTAATTTCACCAGATGATTCACCTATGCCTCCTCTTATACCTCAAACTCCTCCGCCTACTGAGCTGGAATCGTCTCCACCTGCTACGCCACTCTGGCAAACCGAAGGTAGCCTGTGGCAAACACCACCACGAAGAATTCGCCAAAGAGACGAAGATGAAACTATAATAGAACAAAATAAATCTCTAAAGGTTACCCAAAATAAAAGAATCATAAAAAAGAGGACAAATCAGTACTCCTACTTACTACTAAAATCAGGCCATGAGTTCCACTTTAATAAAGAGGATGGTAAAAATATTTTATTAACTAATACAATGGAGCCAAATCGTCTAATTAGAAATATTATTTCAAGAGTGCCGCATAGAATGGTTGACCGACTAAAATACCTGGCAAAGTTTGATTCAGAGGAGGAAAGTGATAGTGAATCAAGTAGTGAAGGTAGCAATACTGAAGGAAGCGATACTCAAAATCGTAAAAAAGTGGAAAAGAGATATTTTGGTAACTTGAAAGAGCTAGTTTACACAGCCTATATTAAAGAGACCCGCCTACGATTTTTATTTAAGAAAGTACTAGCTCTATGGAGGATTCATGTAATGGATAAAAAGTGTGAAATTGGCTTAGATCCGATAACATTAGCAGAGCCTATAAAGAAAGTCTATGTATATGATTGGCCAAATAAAAAGAAGTTCGTATTTGACGCAAAAAGTCTGGCCACGCTTATAGAATCAAGACTAACATATCAAGAATATGGTTTTTCAATGCCGCAATTCCCCAAAAATCCCAATAATAATGTTGAGTTCAGCCCCGAACAATTAGTCTCTATATATTATCAATTAAAGGATTATGGTGAACTACAATGGGCATTTACAACCCTAAAAGAGTATGATTTTAAATTAAATAGATGGGTAATGTATCACAAATCTGCGCTAACAATGAATTCAATTAAAAAGAGCATTTCATTACTAGATACAAACGAAGACAGAGAATTATTCTCTGATTTTATATTTGCTAAACTAGAGAAATTAAGATTTAGAACAAGTGTTACTACAAATAATCATTATATTACCGCGATGATAAGGGATCCGAAACATTGGTATCTGGAGAAGCTAAAAAGTCTGGCAATATCACATTATGAAGCGGAACATTTTGGATATTATGTAGATGATTATGTGGATGAAGAGTGTGTAAAGATATTTCAAAAACAGGCAAAATTTTTCAAGGATTTGAAAACTAGAAAATTAATCTAAGTACTAATAAAGTAAATGAGCAATAACTCGGCAGTCGCAGTATTTAAAACAGATAAAATTATCGGCGATGTTTTAGTCACACCTCATAAAGACGGTGTAAAAGTACAAGCGCACTTTACAAAGCTTCCGCCTGGAAAACACGGATTTCATATTCATAAAGCCGGCGATCTAAGAGGAGAAGGATGCCATGGCCTGTGTGAACATTATGATGTTGGTAAGAATTCACATGGTGGTCCACATAGTCATGAAAAACATACAGGAGATCTAGGAAACATAGAATTAAAAGATGGTAAATGTAAAAAAATATATCATATTAAAGGTATTTCAGTAAAGGACTTATGGGGACGCTCCATAATTGTACATCAAGACGAAGATGATTTAGGAAAAGGCCCGCATGAAGACAGTAAAGTAACGGGTCATAGTGGAGCACGTATAGGATGTGCTATATTTGGAAGAGTATTCTGTAAACCTAAATATAATAAAACACGTAAACATTAATAAACTATTTTAATCTTTTTAACAGGCTCCAATTCATCCTCTGAGAATGGTAGAATAGACTCCATCTTATAGTTCTCAAATATCTTGTCAATACAATCACCAATACTACTGTCAGTACAGTCATTAATATCTAGTTTTTCCAAATAGATATTAGTAGCTTTTGTAGTATTCCATGCTAAGTGCGGCAGTTTTGACATAAAAGTGCGAGACCACTTAGATAACTTAACTTTATCATTCGGTCCAAGTATACCATCACCATGTGATTGTTGTTGGTCTATTAATGTCCATTCATCAGGGATGTCATCTGGAAAGTATTTATCATAAAACTGCTCCATTGTATCATCTGAATGCCACTGAATAATACCGCTATCAAGAATAGTTGAATATTTAACTAATGCTTCATCCCAAAATGGGCATCCAATTAAGTATTTTTCAACATTATATAGTTGTGTATAATTCTTTTGAGTCCATTGTGCCATGCCTCTTGTCGTTGTTCCATATAAACACGCAGTTGGAATTTTATGGACACGTCGTTCTTTACGACCAACAGATAGATCCAATTCATTTAGAATCTGTAAGTTACGTACATCAATTTCTGGCTCTACTTTAAAACTTAGCTCTTGCCTTTTCGCAGAAATACACATCATATTAATAGCAGTACAACGCACTATAATATCATATTCAGCTGATTTGTAACCTAATAATAACTCATAACTCTTTAGAGCTGAAAAGCAGACCTTGTATTCCTCTTTAAACACACTAGGAACGTTCTCTAGAAACCAGTCCAAAAGAATCCATACACGGTCTACTGTGATATACTGTGAAATCCACCAGGCTGAACGAGCTTTTCCTTGAAACATGGCACGAATGAAATATAACTCTTTTTTATCATCAATTTCATCACAAATAGGTGGCGTTTTTCTAGTAACTCTATCTGGCATCTTTGATGGATTCTCCATAGTTAGCATAAGTATATTCCAAAGTGAGTTATCGCGCTGATTCTGATGAATAGAGGCGAGACGGTACGTGGCAAGTAAGATATCATCTTCAGTGAGTTCCTCGGTAATTAGACTAGAGCGCCAGACATTTACTAACCATTGGAGTCGCATGGGACCAGTATGCCATAACCATGACTGAAAGAGGGTAGAAATTGCCTCGCTGATAGAGCCGCTTATAACTAACTCTTGACACCAGAATAGTGCCTCAGTAGGTGTATTATGACTAGTTGTATAGAGAAGTGCGGTCTGAACCTCCTCAAGAGAATAGAAGTGTCGCGATAAAGGCATTTGTGTTAATTACAGTCATAAATATTGGAATATTAATATCAATTTTTATAAACAGCAGCAAGACATCATAGAAGATGTGATCATCCATTCCTCTTTCATTAAGGCCTTAAATTTTATAAAATCCATATCCGAATCGGGCTCATATTGTTGTTTAACACCATCTGCATCAATATAATCAAAATAGTCATAATGCCCGTTATCAGCCTCATCGTACATGTAACACTGTATCGTTATACATGTTTTATTATTAGATTTGGGATTTATGAGCTGATGCGTTTGATTTAGTGTAGTATTCACCCAAGTAATATCATCTTTTTTGAAAGTGGCACTGCCAAAAGACTGAACCTTTGGGGATAAATAAGGGAACAGGCGAACATGTATATTTCCGTGTAACACACGAATAATAGCATTTGCCCCCGCATGACTATGAACAGGTGAATAATGACCAATGGGCCATATTTCCAAAACATAGGGCGAGCCAGGCGATTCTCCGCTATTTTGCCCCATCGTAATTCTCAGATATGTCTCCAAAAGGTTTGGCTTATCCTTGCTAAATTCCGTACTTTTTTCCTTTAAACGTCTGTTACACCAGAGTCCAGGTGTTAAAATACTGTGTTCAATTGCCTTGGAGAAATCAGGAAAATCCTTGTCATCCAATACAAAGTTCTTACCAGAAACGTAGTCATATAGCTTTTTATTAACGGGTGTCAGACTAGCACTAGGCAGGATTTTACCCTCAGCTACATCATTCATAGTTAGTGTCTCACTTGCCTTAATTAACATTGGAATAGGCATAGTAATAGGATCACGTAATAACCGTAGGGCCTTTACACCTTCACTCATATCAACTTGTGTCAAACTACTTAAAAAATCCCGTGTTGTACCAGACTTTTTTACAAATTCAAACTTGTATATAACTGTATCAAGTCGTGTCTCACCGATACCCGCATATAATTGCTGATTCACAGAATCAATGCTAAACCAATAG